TCCCGTCCGGATGAGAAGCCCCCGCTGATCCACAAGGCCGATACCAAGGAGAAGCCTGATGACAAGCCCAACGCGGGCGAAGACGGGGACAAACCTAAGGATGGCGATAAGTCCAAGGGTAAAGAGAAGCCCGAGGACGAGGAGACCATCGAGGATGTTGTCAACACCATGAACGAGAAGCAGAAGAAGGTCATGTACGCTCTGATTGCTGCTGCCGCGGAGCAGGTGAACGACAACGCCGAGGATGACGAGGAAGAGGACCCCGATGACCCCGACAACAAATCCGACAAATCTAAGGGAGGAAACAAGACCATGAAGCACAATGTGTTCGACACCGAAGACACTCAGGACACCGTTCTGAGCCACTCCGACTGCGCTGACATTCTTGCTCTGGCCAAGAGCAGCAGCGTGGGCAGCCTTCGGACTGCTCTGAAGATCTACGCTGATCAGAACGAACTCAAGCACGGCATCGACAACATCGAGAGCCTGTTCCCCGACTACAAGGATCTGCGCCCCGGCGCTCCTGAGCGGGTCGCTCGTGACCAGGGCTGGGTGAGCGTTGTCATGCGCAAGGTTCACAAGAGCCCCATCAGCCGCATCCGCACCCGCCAGACGGACACCCGCAAGGACAGTATCCGGGCCCACGGCTATCAGAAGGGCAAGCGTAAGCAGCTCTCCGGCAACATGAACGTCATCACCCGGACCACCGATCCCCAGACCGTGTACCGCACCGATGCCCTGCACCGGGACGACATCATCGACATCACCGATTTCGATGTGGTGGAGTACCAGTACGCCGTTATGCGGGAGAACATCAATGAAGATGTCGCTACCGCCATCATGGTGGGCGATGGCCGTGAGCCGGATGATGAGATGAAGATTTCCGAGGATCACATCCGCTCCATTTGGAACGACAACGACCTCTACACCATCCACTACGACGTGGACATCGAGGCCGCCAAGGCCGAGCTCCAGGGCAGCAAGACCAGCATGAGCTTCGGCGAGAACTATATCTATGCTGAGGCAGTCATCGCCGCCGCCCTCTATGCCCGTGAGAAGTACAAGGGCACCGGCACCCCCGATTTCTTCTGCACGCCCCATATGGTCAACGTGATGCTGCTGGCCCGGGACATGAACGGCCGCCGCATTTACACCTCCAAGGCCGACCTGGCCGCCGCCCTGAATGTGGGCGAGCTCTACACTGCCGAGCAGTTTGAGGGTCTGGTGCGCATGGATGACGAGGGCCACAAGCACAAGCTGCTGGGCATCTTCGTCAACCTGACCGACTACACCGTGGGCTCCA